GCGCTGACGTGGATCAGCTGGCAGTCAGCCTGGGCGGTCCAGTACATGGACACATTAGCAGCCAGCGTGCCTGGGATGTGAAAAGCAAGTGTGAATTTCGATCCGATCATTATTTACTCCTTAGGTTTTAGTCAATCAGGTAAATAGGTAATTAGGAAAAACAATTAGCCGGCCACTACACGTCCGGCTGAAATGAACCGGACTAACCAGCGACCACACGTTTACCGATACCTCGGTAAGTTGCGACGCCGTAGGCAAACAAGTCACGGACCTTGATCGGCAACGTGTCATTGGTGAACAAGAGACCGCTCGAAGGATCAGTCACACTGTACAGCTGGGGAGCTGGATGTGTGGTGCCACCAGGATTGTCACCGTAGGCCATGCAGATCACCGGTGCGATACGTGGGTCTACGATGTAGGCCCAATCGGTGGCATCGGTCCAATCGGGTACCAGGATGGGGACAGGACGTGGATCACCCGGGCGGTCCTGGGCGTAGGGGTTCACGTCGTTATTGGGTGTGGCTGGATAACCACCAGGTCCTGCACCATAACCAAAGTCGATCAGGGTCTGGTCATACAGGTCGACCGGAACGAGCAGGTACTTAGGCCATAACGCCTGGCGCTTGGCGCTGCCCAACTCGGCTGCCTTCATGCACTCCAAACGAGCTGCCTTCCAGGCTGCGACTGAGTAGGAAGTGGTGGCATAGTTACCATGCGAATTGTCAGCGATGAACAACGCCTTGCTGTCCTGGGCAAGGGTTGGTCCTAAGCCGGCTGCCTGGGTGAAGATGTATGAAATTGCTGCTGAGCGTGTTCTGATGGCTGCAATGGTCAGCGCCCTGGGGATGGCTTGCATCTCGTCGATGCGTGAATTGCGGATCATCTTATCGGTGATGCCGACATACCCGCCGTACTTGGTGAAGGCACCGGTCTCTTTCGTGTCACAGACGGTGAGCTCTGTGTAAGCTGCTCCCTCTGCGACCACCGGCAGGTTGGCTAACCCAGCGAACTGCAGCCACTGCATATCTTGCAGTGTGCCATCGGTTGGCTGCACAGAGACGATCTGTTCATACCACCTGTACGCTGTCAGGTTGGTATAGAGATCGAGCACCACTTTATTCATGGCATTGACTGCCAGGTCACTCAACGTGGTGGTATTGGCTGCAGCGAAGGCGACGTGATCAGGATTGAACACGCCTCGCATCTCGACGTCACCGGTGACTGCACGGTATAAAGCATCTGACCGGCGCAACTCCGGAGGGGGTAACTTTGCACCTGGTGCACCGAACAGCCAATCAAAGTAAGACTGGAACTGCTCACGTGCACCTGCGCCCTCTGATAACTGCTGCCCTCTGGGGGGCTGGTTACCGATCTGGACGATGCCGTCCTCGAGGGTCTTGGTCAACTTACTGACTGCACCTTCGAGTTTGGATAGACGATCTTCTTCTTGGGTTTCTTGTGGTTCCGGCATTTCTACTTCATCTCCTTTTTTAAAAAATAATTCTTGATACTCTTCTTCGGTGAATAAGCTTTTGAGGTCATCTTCTGTGACCTTGAACAAACCATTGGGATTGAGTGCCGGCTCGTCTACCACGTCGGCAGCATAGAGCTGGGTAGGACGAGCAACGGGGTACCTGGTGATGGCGTTCTCTGGTCTGCCTCCGGAGGTTGGCTTCTCCTGTCCATCGGCAGTGGGCCATACCCGATTAAGGTCAATCACCACTGAGACACCAAACGAGGTTGGGTCCTCTCTGGCCAGGTCGAGCACATATTGACCCAGATCACCGGCAGGTGATTTGTGGGCTGTCTTGCTGATCAGCAGGTCAGCGACGAGTTTCTTTCCACTCGATCCACCGTTCGCTGGCGCTCCGGGGACCGCCTCTGCGAGGCGGAAATTCCTGAACCGGCCCAGGTACTTACCCATGCCGTCATTGAACCAGTCGGGATGAGTGAACCTGGACTTGATGCCGGTGGCTTTGGCGCTGGCCAGCTGCTGCAGCTGGATCAGGGATTGATCATCGAATAGCAAGCGGTGTCCAGCTGCTTCGCCGGTGGTGGCAATGGAGACACCGAGAATAGCGTCTTCGCCAATGGCACCTGAAAACTCGATTGGGTTTAGCCTAAGTTTTTCTGTCACAGGGGAAAGTCCTCCTTATCTGATTGCTTGCCTCGGGTGAACCTGGTGTACTTGATAGTCGCTTTGGTCTGGGGAGGGAAGCGGTTGTTTACGAAAGAGTAAATACCGCTGGCGCATAGTCCGGCTGCGATGCCAAAGAAGACGATCTCAATGTACTGTTCGAGAGGTGGGTAGACTTCATGGAACTTGTAGACTATTCCAAACAAAACACCCACTCCCATTGAAACAAGCATGAGCTTGTTACCTGTCAGCCCAAACTTCTTGATAAACTCCACGATGCCGAGGATCAACAAAGCCAGGGTGAGAGGGTTTAGGGTAAACGTGCTGAGGTCCATAGCATTCTCCTTCTAACCTTCAATTTGGATCCGTGGTGGTTAGATCACGGTTGATCATCAGGCGCAGGTTCTTTTGCGCCTGGCTGCTGTTTGTCTGGTTTTATGTCTGCGTTAGGCTGCATACCAGGATACATTACCGGCTCGATGGGGTCACTCTTGGCTTCACTGACGATCTTATCCAGCTCTTCATCCTCGAGGGTGACACCGGCAAACTTGAAAACAAGGTCAACGGCTTCCCTGTGCAACGTGGGTGACTTGCCGAGCAGCGTGTTCTGCAGCGCTGCGAAGCTCATGGCCACGGTGTTCGAAGCGTCAGCGAGCTGAGCGTTATCCCTGAGTGAAACATCTGGGCTCTCGACGGTGAAGATCTTGCTGTAATCTGTCTCGGTGATAGCCGGCTCAGCACCGATCTCTACAGCACGTAGGAAGGCTTGTGACAAAATATCCTCCAACATCCACACGAAATATTCCTGTCTTTTCAACAGAAGCTTTTCTGGTGGGGCTTGCATGGCTTCGGCAGTGGCGACGTTGACGTCACCACCTTCACCTCGCCAATGCGGGGGGAAGCCTGAGCCGGCATCGATCATGTTACGTACTGCCTTCATGTCGTGACTTGCATCTGCCCCTCTGAGAGATGGGGTGATGGTTTCCCACTGTTCGGTTTCGTCTTTGACTACGATCGATCCGCTTTCTGGTGCAGCTGAGTACTGCATACTCTTGGCTTCGACTTTGTTCGACGGTACTGTAACCAGGTATAAGAACGCACGTGCAGCCCAGTGAAGGCGAACACGATCTTCTAGCATTCTGCTGTAACGCAGCAACCAGGGGATGATCGTAGTTAAGTCACTCTCACCCATGAGCGCACCCATGGGACGATTTACACTGTAATGCAGCATGATCACGTCACTCATGCCGGCCTCGGGATGTTCGGGTGATAGCCATCTCCTGGGCTGGTACTCGCCGGCGGGAGGGGCTTCGTAATAAACCAGCTCAGTCTCCCAATCGTTTTGAGCTGTGTCAATCTTCTGAATTTGATCTTTAGTCACAAAGCGGATGAAAGACATGCCGTCGACCGCATTCCGGAAGAGCAGCACAAACAGGTCACCGGACCTGACCAGCTCCTCACACATCGGCGCAAGGCGAAGGTCCATTCTGTTCTTCCTGTGCTGCCAGAAGCGTTTGATAAAGTCGTCCACATCACCGATAGGTGATGTGATGCTGATCCCCGATCCCACGATGTAGTTAACCATGGTCGAGATGATCCGCCAGGCCATGGGGTTCTTACGCCAGGCGGTCAGCGCATCGGTGTACAGCTCCTGGATTTCTGACCAGGTGCGATCATGCCGGCGTCCGCTGATGGTCTGCCAGTGATCATCAGTCACTAGGTTGGCGCTGATAGATAACGATTTCGGGTGATCCGATGAATTGGTCCCAACAAAATTGAATAAACGTTCCAAGGTCTTGTTCATAGTGAACTCCTTATGACACTATGAACTGCGATAGAAACGCAGCTCATAGTGAACTCCATATGACACTATGAACTGCGATAGAAACGCAGCTCATTTCGTAATCTCCACATTTTCATCCTGCTCATACTCCCATTGACCCGAGGCTCGCATAAATCTTTCGGTTAGATATTTTTCAAGATTTTGTGGATCCAGGTACTTTTTTTCCACTGGCTGACCTTTTCCCTGATGGAACGCCCAATAGATCAAACCTGCGGGACTGATCACCTTCAGCTTCCCTTGCCCTTTAGATCCCTGGTAGGCCTGAGCGATCCAGCTCAGCAACCGTTCGATATCAGCATAATCCCGCGCTTCACCCAGGATGGGGTGACCAAACAAATCTGCTGCCGCATCCAAAACCTTCTGAATTTCTTCAATCGGTGGAGTTTTTTCGATCTGTGGTGGAGGGTTAAGTAAGTTAGGAGAAGTATTATTTAATATATTAATATCTACTACTTCCTTACTTAAGTAGTTAACTGAGCCGGAAATTCTCCGACATTTTTCATCCAGAGAGATCGATGGTAATTGAAGCTGGATACTTTCACAAAGTAACCAGCCGGTTGGTTGGAAATCAATCACTCCATCTTCTTTCAGGTATTGGAGCGCGGAGCTCATCGTCTTATCGGTGTAACCCGTCATTGATTCAAGATATGATTGGGACACGCGTTGGTGAGTAAAATACAACACCCATAGGATGGCGAGAGGAGCACCTTTATACTTGCGCGCCAGGCTAATCGGATTTTCAAGTTGCACCATCACGGCTTCACCACTTCCATGTACCGGTAGCCACAAATCTCAACGGCTGACCAGCCGCGAGGATGCCGGACCCATACTCCATCACCACCCAGCTGCTCCACGTCAACCAGCTCGCCTTTTAGCAGGTGCCCGATCTCACGCGCCGTAACTCTCGGCTCTTGCTAGATATGCAGGTTGTCAAACAATGACCTGACCTGGAAGGGTCCTGCAGGTGGAGGAGTTTCATCCTTATAATTCCTAAACCATGCTCGCATGTGAGACAAATTGCCATTGAACCAATTACCATCAGCTGCGCCCTGGCAACCCGGGAAGTAGAAGGCGTCGGTGTACTGCCAGATAGTCCATTTGTCCCAGCCGATGGGCAAAATGGGGGCATGGGCAGCGGTGTAATGGGCTACCAGCAGTTCATACTCGTGCGTCCAGGCCGGCTTTGGGTTTACATGTTCATTCCAGAAACCGGCGCTGGTGTAAATCGCCCGCTTCTTGCCGGTGAGCTGCTCCACCTTCTGCAGGAAAGCAAGATACTTCGCCGGCAGATTAGTACCTGGTCCGCTCGCTGACGCTCCCTTGGCAGGCTCTTCGAAGTCAGCGATATATTGTCCGTTATGCTCACCGGCTTTGGTCACAAACTCAACCGCCTGGGCTTCGGGATCATCGGAAGGCTCGAAGTAGTGATAAGGTGCGTATGGTAGACCAGCTGCCTGGCAGCCTCGCTTGTTGGCTTGATAAGTGTTATCAAATAACCCTACTCCATCGGTGCACTTGAAGTAAGCAAAGGGGACCCACTTGCTGGCTATGGTCCAGTCGATGGCTCCCTCCCAGTGACTAACATCCACACCAATCGTTCTCATAAAAGACCTCCTTCGAAGGTAAGCTCGTCGAGAATATCTTTGGAGCTGATCACATGGCAGTGCGTGCATGAAGACACTGTTTGGTCATCCTTATTACTAAAAAGAAAGCTCATCGATAATATCTTTCTGGTGGATGACCAAACTCTCACCGGTGCCCCAGGTCTCCTCGTCCAGAAGGGCGATAAGGGCCGCGCTCAACACATAGTCATCGTGAACCAGGTCACCGGTGCCAACGTCCCTGGTGCCATCTGGGACAGACCAGCGCATGATCTTGCCTGGTCCGTCCATGATCACGTACTGACAATACTCGAGCTGCCTGGTAAACTCTTCATCGGTAGGGCTGTAGTCTCTAAACCTGCCGGTCTCGATCACACTGAGAAACGACCAACCTAAGTCACTCTTGCTCTTCGAAGTGAACTCGAACGGTAGCACTTTTGTGCCTAAGCGGTCCACCAAAAAGTTAGCTACGCCGGCGCCCACGCCGGTGGCGTCGATGATCACCTTGACCGGCTGCCACAGGTCAGCCAGGCCGGTGATGACTGAATAGATGGTGCTGTGCTTGGTCCCGATCCATGCGAAGCGCATCACGACCTTGTAGATGGGCTTGCTAATAATGTGGTCCACATTGGGGATTTCGAGCTCGAAGATGGTCAGGACGGTGCTGTCACGCCTGGGGTTCTGCAGCTGCTCGAGGTCAGCTGCTGCTCCTTCGTCCTGGCCAGCGACGTCGATGGTGAAGGCATAGATGTGACCAGGTGTGGGAGCGATCTGCCTGGTGTGACCACCCAGCATCAACGCACGCCGGCCGAGCGGGAACATGCCACCCTCGCTGTCAATCTCCTCGCTGAAATACTGTGTTCTGACCAAAGGATTATTCCTGCCCAGCCTGGCGACCTGTTCTTTGACGAAGGTCTTATAAGCCGGCACCACTGCGCCCACGTCGTCAGCGGTGAGTACCCACGTCCGCCTGATCTTGTCCTTCTTCTCTGCGATGCGGGCTGCCCTCAGCTCCCGGGCGAGCAGGGTCTTACTGGTCCACGCTGTGCCCCAAAAGACACGGGTAGCATTGGTGGAGGCAGCCATGGGGGCGATCTCCTTATCCCACTTAGCGATTTCAACGTCCTGGGCTTCGTCACATTCCAGTAGCAGACTGGCGGTTGCTCCCACAATGGAGGTGGTTGGTGATCCACTGAGAAAATAAATCATGGCTGTTCCGATCTGGAAGCCATAACCTGATTTTTTTATCCAGCGTGACTTGGTGAGAATATTCTGGTTCAGGATATGCTCGAGACGCCAGATTGCATTTTGTGACTGGGGTTGGTGAGTGGGAGAAATTTTTACCATTCCAGATCGTGTGAGGCTGAACAAGAGAAGGAGATAAGCTTCAATTTGAGCCTGGAGCTCATTTTTTCCTGATTGGCGGGGGAAGACGACCACAAAGGACAACCCTTTTTTCTGAATGATTGAGG